ACCACTATCATTCTTCATTGTGTCTAGTATAGGGATAAAAGGTTCAACTTGCTTATACTGCTCGTTTAACTTTTGTGCTTCCCTACTACTATCCTGATAACGCTTTTTCCAGTCTGTGTTACCATCTGACTGAACCGTATTATCATCGGAGCCAACATATTGTTCTTGTTGCTGAGTTGCCATTGGGGGGTCAGCTTGAACTTGTTGGGTTGCCTGTTCGGTTACATTATTTACGTCTTCGTAAGTAATATCATTAACTTCTTTATCGAGTGCATCAAAAAATTCATTAACATCGGAGTCGTTTTTGGCTTCGGCAGGAGATTGTTGTTCAATTACGTCTGTCTCACCCAAATCAGAGTTGTCGATGTTAGGATTATTTTCTAACATTTATTTGCCCTTTTTAAGTTGAATTAATTTACTATTCTTTTTTTTCATTCTGCAAATCATTTTTTGCCATGTCTACAGCTAGTCCATATTCCTTAGCCTTGGTCTGCGCTTCATTTTTCATGACACTTCTAAGAAGCTTTTGTTCTCCTTCAGTTTGGACATATTGCTTATCCATTCCTCCCTTGACTTCTTGCTTCTTTTTATTGATTTCTACTTCAGCCTGCATGACCTTGCCTTTAATTCCAGCTTGTACTAATTGCCTTTCAAGAGTTTCAATAGTTCCTTCCTTATCTTTAAGTGCCTCTTGTACCTGCTGTAATTGTCCTTGCATCTGAGCTAATTGAGATTTCCTCTGGGCTATTTGTTCTTTATTCTTTACATCAGTCTCAGCCAATACTGCAATATCATCTACAACACCAAATTGCAATAGTTCTTTTAATTCTGCTAAATAAGCCCATCTATTAACTGGTAAAGTAGAGCCAGCAACAACAGTAATATCTGCTTTCATTGCTTGAACATCCATAGACTTTCCAATTGCATGCCCCATATCATTATATATTGGGATATTGATTTCCTGTTCTCTCTCCTCCTGTAATGCACTTGGTTGTATAATTCTAAATCTTTTATTAGCAGAGTATGTTGCTTGGCAAAATTGCATAATAACTCTTCCAGTTTGCCTAAGAGCTGGTTCTATACTATGCTTCATCCACTGCTTTACTCTTCTTGTACCATATTCATCCATAGCTAACATTCCACGAAATGTCTCATGTTGCTGCTCGGTATTCCCTTGCATAGATGAATAGATACCAGATAAATATTCCATATCCTGCTTTCCTTCCTGAACCATAGTAAAAAAAGCATTTGATAATGGCATGGGTTGTACTGGGACTGGTGCTTCTTGACCCTGTCTTTTTGGCAATAATGCCCCAGGACTGCTTGAATATTTTTCCCAAATCTCAGTATCTATAGAACCTTCATCATATATCCATCTTAAAGACGAACCTAATGATGCATTGTGTACCATAATTTGATGAGATTTATTTATTTCAGTTTGCTTCCCTATTAAGGGGGAAACTGCTGACATTGGCATTGGAGTACCAGTCCACTTGAAATGATATGGGATAACAGGATAGTCTTTAACCATTTCTGGATAAATTTTCTCATAAAGAAATGTATCACCCACTACACAAGTTTGTTTTAATCTAGTATCATGAAATTTAGCAAAGTCAACAATCATAGAAGAGAAAACTTTATCTTTTTGCATTAATTTAAATTCTTTTTCACTAACTACTTTATTCTCCACTTTAGATGCTTCTTGTTGAAGTTGAGACATATATTGTTGCTCAGCAGACTGCAATTGTTGTTGCATTTGCTCGGTTGCTTTTTTCATTTCAAGTTGAAATCTTTCTGGTAGCATTTCACCCTTTTGAACAGCCTCTTCCATTTGTTGCTGTTGCTCCATCAATGAAACTTGCATCTCCTCAGACATTTCTTGCATCTTGACCTGAACTTGCTGCTTGATTTGCTCTAGCTGTTCTTCATTAGGCATCATTCTGTAAAACACATTTACAAAAGGGACTTTAACTCTTTCATATAATTCAAAATACTCCTGAACCTCTTCTTCGTATCCTTCCTGTGGGTCTATAGCAGTAATATCATTATCGTCATGGTAGAAATCATGAGTCTCTCCATCTTGAGAACGAAAAGAAGCAGAGTCATAAGCCATATGCTCACTAGAAGCCTTTTTAATTTTCTTCTCATATTCTGGAAATAGTTTTACAAGATGGCTTTTAGGAAGAATTTTTCTAATAAGAATAAAGGCAGCATCTCTAAAAAGAATATCTCTACTCTTTGGGTCAACATAAACATCGAAAGGCTCAGGTTGTTTAATTACAACTTCACCCATGCCATTATCCATATCTGCATCAATGTCTACAAGCATATACCCTAGGGATTTAGTAATGCAATTATTTATAACATTAGAATACATTGTGTCACCATCAGATAATTGCCATACATATTCAGCTAAATCACTAAAGACAGCAGCTACATCAGTATCACTTCCTTCCTTTCCTATAGCCTGCCATCTTGGATTATTAGCAGTTGCATAGAAATTAAGCATTTCAACAACTGGGCTGATTCTATTAATTGTAAATGTAGGCATCCCCTGCTCTTCAAGGTCTTTTTTATCATTACTAGATAATTGGTTATCATTAGAATATTCATACCCTTTTTGATTAACCTTTTTCCACTGCCATCTTGTTGATGAATTTGCTGAGTTAAATAATGCTCTTATCCTGTCGGATGCTTTAATTTTTGCCATTAGTCGTCACCTAGCCCAAGTTTATCTGCTCCATAATTTGATAAATGCCTTATAATCTTTTCAGACAATCCAGGCTCTTTTCTTTTGGCTTCATCTCTATAAATTTTATAAGCGTCTTCATAAGATATGAAATTACCAGAATCAACACGACCTTTTGCACTTCCATATTTAGCACCAGATTTTGTTTCATAATTAGGATTACCACTTTTGCCATACCCACTATATCTATCTGTTTCACCTAATACAAACTTCAACCCATCCTTGGTTCTAGCGACATATAAACCAGCTTGATTTCTTCCATCTTCAAAGTCTATAATTTCACCCAATTCTGCTTTTTCATCTAAATTATCAATAATATAATGAAGTTGTTCCCTATGAACATCATGACCTTCATTCCACATATAATTTGATGCACTCTGATTACGTTTTCTATCTGACTCAGCACCACGACTAGCCCATTCTGGATGCTCTTCCCTATTCCTTTGTTCAATTCGCTTTCTATCTATATGTGCCACGGCTTTTCTAGCACTCTCTGGTAATTGACTCTTATATGCATCATTGACTTCCCTTGCATCAGCGTACATTCGGTCAACATTTACATAACCCAACTCTCTATCCTTATCGCTTTCTCTAGAATTTCTTTCATGATGCGCTTTTGCTTTTGCTTGCATTCTAGCATCAAACTCTTCTTGGCTCTCGCCTTCGTATCTTTCGTATTCTGGCATATCTATTTCCTTTTTATGCAGTTATCCAATTTTTAGCTTTAGGTTTTGGCTTAAACCATTGTCTTATCCCGCCCTTAGTTTCTTTACTCTTTACACTTGGGGGGAAGGCGTGTAAAGTAGCATAAAATAATGTTTCAATTGTATCATCATGAGCCATCTTTGGTCCAAAGGTTGTTATCTCATGGACTAAATCAAACATACTTTCTCTTATATAAATACCTCCACTACTAAACCTACCAGACAACCCAGAATAAATCTTATTACGCTTTTCTCTCCCCCCAGGTTTCTCAGCAATGACAGCAATATCAAATTTATTTGTAATTCTTCGTCTATCATTAAGCGATTGGAATACGCTTCTATTCATAGCAACATCCTCTACGGTACTGCTTAAACAATGATATTTTTCATGCATATCCATTATATAATCAATTACTCCCTTCTTTCCTAAGATATTATCATCAGAATCTCTCTGAGCAATTGTTGGGATACTCCTATGTCTCTCATACTCTAAAACATAACAATGATTCTCTGGTGTGATTGCAACTGTCATGATTACACTAAAATCGGAGGTTTTTGTATTTATGTCTGTAGCAGGGTCACAACCAGAGAATGTATTTACTGGAATTTTCTCTCCGTCTATAACTATGAAATTCATTCCATCTTCGTGAGTATAAAAGGCATCGTGATATTTTATATACTTTCTTCCCCACACAGCCTCTTCTTCGTTTTGTACCTCTAATTCATATTCTTGATAATACCCATGTATCCTTCCAGCCTGCTGGTATTCCTTCTTAATCCTATTAAGTTTTTCTCTTGGCATATAAGAATTCCATAATACGCCACCATCCATCTCTGGCTGAGTAGATTTATAATGAATTACATCCCAAGTATAATCATCTTTATTCTTTGCTTTCTGATAACCATCTAAAATGTTTTGACATAAACTATCAAAATGAACAGGAGTCCCAGCAAATACCAGCCGCCCATCAACATCAAGAGCAGGTTTGACACCATTATAAACAATGTTCTTAATTTTCTCTCTTGAGTCAAGAGTAACTGTATTAGTTTCACTTTCGGTATCATCCAACGCAACAATATCATATCTTTTCCCCAAATAGTTTTCACCACGAATACTTGACAAATTAGACCTACTAATTAACTTTGCATTTGTAGCGGTCACAATATCAGTTTCCGTCCACTTTGAACCAACAATATCTCCAAAATAATACTTAATCTTTTCATTTGTTTCTAAATGCTGTTTAATATATTGGAGATTTAGGATTGACTTCCTATGGTTATCACTTACCCAAGCCATAAACATTAACTTATCAGGATTCTTAAATAATATTTTATGCAATAAGAATGTTTTAAATAATTGTGTTTTAGCAGAACTCCTAGGAAGGATAAGGGCTAATGCTTTAGTTGTGGGTTCTAATAATGCATCTGCTATTTCATAATGGAATACTGGAGATTCTGATTTACCGAAATCCCCAGGAAGGAATAGTTTACCAAAAGCAATTAAGTCTTGGTAGGCTAAAAGAAGATGTTCTTCTGCTTTTGATACATTTTGGGAATTTATATTAGCCATAACCTCCCATAATTTAAGCTTATAATATAAAAGTGTTCAAGTTTTCTTCTGTTTTTTAACCTTATTATCTGTTTCAGGCTCTATATCGGTCTTTACTTCATATTTTTTATCTAAAAACTCTCTAAATTTAGACTCATTGTCTTCCATTGCGATATATTCGTTAAATAATGTCTCGAATGTCGTTAGTCTTTGCATAAGTATTTGTGTTTTCATATACAAATCTTGTATAGACCTTCTTAAATCATGCTTAGTATAAGTATTTCTTTTCTTCATTTTTTTGATTTAAAATTATTTCTAATATAGTTTAAATATTCACAAGCGACTAGGGGATTAAAGATTGTAGTAATTAACCTATTATCATCATCATCGTACCTCGGGTCTATAATAGTAACTGGGCAATTAAAGATGTTTTTATCATCTAACCCAAGTTTGTCTGCGTAATTATCCATTATCTTAAATGATGCTACTTGCAAAGCATGGCTTATGAGTCCACTAGCAGGATTCTTAATTACCTGATAACCAGAAACGTGAGTATGCCCGCAAGTAAGAACATGGTCTGACCAACCAGTTTGAGCGGCACGAGCAACGCCATGAGCAGTATTCCAAATACTATTACCCTTAAAAGTGTGTCTCGCATTTATTCTTATCTCCTTTCCATTAGGGAACTTTAGATTCATCCTTGCTCCCCACCTTTCATATAGCCCCTTATGGTCTCTCATAATGAATTCAAGAGGGTCTCCATCTCCACTCCATACATCATGATTCCCTGCGACTAGATATAACCAATTTACTTTATTGACAAAGTATTCAGATAATCTCCATGATTCTTTTGCAGAAGTAGATTGCTGACCATATAAAGCAGCCAATCTTCCAATCCAGTTATTTTGTATATCACCTAGATTCCCACAGTACATTCCTTCTGTGTCATTCAATTTATCCATATACATAATAATTTGCGATAGGTCAGTTCCATCATCATCTACATGGGGGTCTCCAAAATGAGCAATCCCTATTGGTCCATCTGATTGAATCTCGATATCTACTAAGGTTCTAGATTCTTTTGATTTTTTCTTTTGACTATATTGCTTTTGCCTAAAACCTATAATGTCTTCAATAGGCATCATCTCAGGGTCTCTATCAGCAACTTTGAATGGAGACTTTTCTACTATTATTGGTTTTAATGTTTTTCTAAAACAAGAATTACAAGCCCATTGCTGTTTTTTACTTTCTTTATAATAAGACCAACCATCTTTTCTTAGATTCCTAGCACCACATCTAGGACATCCTATTATATTCCCATCATCATCCTTCCTTAACTCATCTACAATTTTATCATTAGGACTCATCTCTTTCCTCCGATGATTAGTCTTTTATTGAATTAATAAACTTTTCTTCCATTGTTGGCTTCCAATCTCCATGAGCAAAATTAGATGCAGCAGTTGAATCATCTCCAAAATAAAATACCTCATCCTCATTTTTTGCATATTCATATGCATCCCATACCTGTTCATCTTTCCCCAAATCCAGCCAACCATCTTTCTCATTATGAAATAAAGTAGGGAATGCAACCCATTCATCCTCTATTTTCTCATTTCTCATTCTGACAGTAGATGGACTTCCATCCTCATTAATAAATTCTTTTCCACCTCTAAGATTTCTAGCTTTTAAATCCCTAATCTCTTTTTCACTTTTTTCGGAGTATGAAAAATTATCCTTTAACCAATCTCTCATAATTGGTTCTGTAACCGAATGTGTACTATGCTCTTCATTACCTTCGGTATGATATAAATCTCTATCTGCCTGACCTCCAAGTGGAACTTGTTCTCTCAACTTATCAGATTCTCTTAACATATCTCGCCTACTTTTGTATCCGTGTTCTTTTGGGTCTTGGTATCTTAGCCCGTGAGCAAGTTCTGAGATAATATCATTCTTATCTGCCCCAACACCAAAATGGTCACCAGCATTAATATAATCACGACCAAATAGTTTAAACAATAAATTTCTTTTCGCTGCTGGCATATAAAATGCCCTATTCTCAAATGCTCCACTACCAATATCTGGCTTACCAGATTGTTTCCATAATTCTTTTAACCCTTCCATCTTGATAGGGATATGTTCTCCGTCATTATCTTTCATAAAGAATTGTTTAGTGCCATCATCATATCCAGTAGCATCATCAAAACTTTCCTCAGACGAATAATATAATTTATCTAATAATGAATTTTTCTCTGATAATCCAGTAAGGAATGATTCAACCTTTTCTTTAAATCTAGGTTTTGATTTTCTAAGTCTGGGGGCTGATGAAGCATCATCATTATTTTTATTATTTCCCATCAGACACCCCAACATCAAGCAAAGGTCTTTTAATATCTTCTAATTGTTTATCGGAAAATCCTTTAAAAACAGCCCCTGTTAGTTGAGTAACTTTTGTACTACTTTTATCTTCTAGGTCTAGTATATCAGATAGTTTCATAAGAGCCTTCAACCTAGTATCATCTCTCTCTGCGTCATCTGCCATTATTTTAATAGTGCCTAATACATATTCTGGGGTAATTCCCAATTCTTCCATTACTGGTTCTAATTCTTTCTTCATAGCAGTTTTTACTCTCTCTGTTGATGTTAAAATCTTAGCTGCACTTAATGCGTAACCTTCGTCATTGGTCGGAAATGCTTTTAAATATGCTTCTTGCATGGGCATACCAGTTACTAAAAAACTAACAAACATTTCTTCTTTTTTCGTTAATTTGTCTCTGTCTAGTATATAATCTATAGAAAACTTCCCACCAAAAGAATAAATATTATCCATTTTTTCACTGGAGAACTTAGCACCTGCCACACAAGGGTATGTCCCTGTGCAAGTACCTATATTATATCGGACTCTATCCTTCCCCTTTGTCCTACCCATTTCACCCTTACGAAGAACCTCCATGACAGAACCATCATCAGCAGTGACCCAATCACCTATTTCAGAAGTTTTCCAATCGTCAACAATCTTTGCTCTTATATCAAGAGGGGCTTCATTAATGTTATCAAATACAATATATGGGATTTTATTTATCCTGTATTCTCTCATTAGTATTTTGCTGGATTAAGTCTTTGATAAGTTGATTAACAGCCTTTGGTATCATATATGTTACACCATCTAACTCTATTGGGCAATGCTTATCATTAAACCGAGACAATACATATTCTTGCCCCTTTTCTGACATATACATTAATTCTTCAATTACCTTAGCCATACCTAGAATATACTAAAAAAATATTACAGTTGAATAGAACTTTAAACCCAGCCACAACCTCTACAGCCCCTAGTTCTTTTTTAATTCATTAGTTGTTATAATTTAAGCTTACATCCCATCCTCCCACCTTGAACTTAAGGTAAATGTCAAATGAGAGTATGAGAATATAAAAAAAAAAAATAAAAAAAAGAAGGATGATTTAAAAATTGCATCAAAATGCAGTACACTCTTATTTCAAGTTGATACCCCTTATCAGGGGATTTTGCATAACGAATTTTCGTTATTTTTGTTTTAGTTATTATGGTTAGTATTTTTGTTAATTATAATTAATAAAGGAGTAAACCATGGGTTTAACTGGCAAGAATGTCAAATCAAAGGATTTCGAGTCCTTTAGTCAGTCTGTCTCACAGCAGATAGGCTCAGTCACTAAGAATCTCGATAAACTGGCTGGTATAGTAACTAGTCTACTTCCACCACAGGAAGAGGATGTAACGGTCGATACGTCAATAGTAGACCTTAGGTCTAATAAGGACAAGGCTTATGAAGACAACCTTACAGCCCTATCTAATCAGGTAGCGAAGGAAGGAGTCAAGCTTGTACAGATCAGTGGGAGATATGGTCCAGAAACACATAACATGACTGAAATGGCTGCTAAGACAATCATGAACATTCAAAGGGAGAAGAACCTTTACAAGACGAGAGTATAGTCTTAAATATGATTAAAGATTAGGGGATTAGTTTTTCCCCTTTTCTTTTTTATTATGTATGTGATTATTATTATCTTATTATATATAGGTAACTTATACTATACAATATACATATATACATATATCAACACTCGTCTGAGCGAGTATAAACAGGTGTTAGGCTTAGAGCGTTCGGGAGAACTCACATTCACAAGGAATTCCAAGTAGTCTCTTTTGAGGTACGATGGGGTTTGTGATTTACCTTATTTGTCTATCACGAGTAGATATCTAAGTGTTAAATGAATTCTAGAGATTATTATGGTCGCATAATATATCTGTGGTCTGAAGTCGTCAAACACTTATAGCCACGTTCGGTTGGTTGTGGGATAACATAGGAGATGTCTGTACCGTACAGATGCGGAAAGTATATTGCTACACGGATAGTGATGTATTAGTACAAAGGCTTGTGCCCCACAACACTGTCCTATTTAGTCAGAATAAAGACTCTAAAATCAATATTTTTATAAACTATATGGAGGAACAATATGGAATCACAAGTTATAACATTAAACAATGGAATAAGGATATGTAATTTTTCATCGCCTCATCCATTTAATTTTACTACTGGTGAGATATTACCAGCCTGTGATGATAAATGGGCAAATGAAATGAAACTTGATATTGAAGAGATAGAACATCATAATCCTGAAGAATTTCAAGTAGGTGCATGGGTTGATATTGAATTGAAGATAAATGTGCCAAAGAATGTTCGTGAAGCATTGTACCCATTGATGCATGATGATGATATTGATATTATTCTTGTGCCTCATATGGTATTACAAGCCATGAAGAATCATCCAATGATTACTGATAAATGTCGTGTTATTAGATGTGCGGACAGGATAACAAAAGAGATATATTCAGATAAATTCTGTATTTAATCAAAATTTTACTTAGTACTGGCAAGGTCGTTTCATCATTAGATGGATAACTAGTTACGGATATATTTGATATAGGGATTCCGATACGCAATGGCTAGGAATGTCTTGCCTTTTTCTCTCACATACCAAAGGAGGAACTATGTCTATACGAGTAGCTTATGATGTAAAACAAGATGAAACAATCTGGTGTGTTGTAATAGACTGTACTCGACAAGTAGTATTTATGTCAGCAAGTCTTGAACAATGTAAGGATTTGTATCCTATGGCTAAAGTCAAAGGATAAAGTGTTTTGACCTGGGATGTCATTAAACTCAGCCAAGTTTTGGTTAACAGTCCATATTACTGTTCGGGTGTATATGCTCGTCAGATAAATCTAGAAATAGATATAAAGTTGAAAGTTCTCAGTGATGGGATTAGTAAGCGACATCTTAGGGTGTTTGTGTATGCAAGTGCATATTATATGGTGCCGCGTTAAGTCTCTTTGAGCAGGCGTTGGTATTGTATCGAGGTTTGGAATAGCCGAGTGAGTAGGAAACTACAATAAGGGAATGCATAGAATATGAGTTATATTAGTACGTTAACTAATAAACCTTGTGTTCAGTAGAGTATCCTAGACTTACCAGTAATGGTTGTCATGTGGGTATTTGTACCATGTAACCTTTTAACGGAGGACATAGAGATGTCTCGTAGTATAGATTCTCGAAAGAGAGTAAGCTACAATTTAGAGCAGACATTTCACCCCTTCCAGTATCTCTAAAAAGATGGCTCCTGTGGATTTAACTCCGCTGGAAGCTAACCTTAAATAAAGATAACGCATTAGTCTCTAAACGGTTGGACCATAGAACACTAGACCCTTGAAATACTAGGGTGCTATATTGCTCGCAAGGCGTATAGTTTGTGATGAAAGGTCAGGTTGGCTTCATAAGTCATTAGGCGGACGGCAGTCTAGCACTGAACTAATTAATTGCAGAGATAATCCAATCTGTAAGGCGTGATGTCCCTAAGATGTTGT